GAAGCTCACATCCAAGCGGAGGGAGAGTATGCAGGTAGAGCAACAGCTCATTTAGCAGGCTTTAAAGTAGCTGATATGAGTAAATTCGGTGCTTCTACTAAAGCTACTACTAAAGTAGCAGAAGAAGAAGAAATCGAATTAGAGTAGATTGATAGTGACAGGGAGAAATCCTTGTCACTTATATCATTAAATACTACTAAACCAGTGTCACTTATCTAAGTGTCATTGTTATCTAAATATCCTAGGTAATGAGAGGGTAGTGAGAGTTTATAATTATAAATAATATTAATATTATGTGATTTAATAGTGTTAAATTAGTGATGAAACGCTGTTAAGTGTAGTGTTTATAACCATTCACTACATATCACACTCTCACTCTCATTACAATTTACCATATTATAAACAATAATATAGCTAAATAAATAATAACTAGGTAGTAATACACCTTAAAAGTATTACCATTGTACATTATGAAATAAATGTATATCTTCAACCAGATGGATGGTACAATAAGGGTAATCAGTCCTTATAATTAACTATAAAATCCCATTAGGTAATTACTGCAGTAGTTATTGGTGCACTTATATACACTGTCAATATATAATTAATATTGGTAAATACAATAAGTGCTTATAAGACATTATAATACTAACCTTCAGAATTTAAATATTCACGGTAATGTCGTTAAGTTAACTAGATTAACCACTAATAGTATTATTAATTATTTATTAATAGAGGACAGTTAATGGTCTTTATCCTCGCACTAAATAGCAAGATAGACATGCGCTAATTATGGATATTTTTATCACAAAATTCTACGTATCAGCCAATTCGTAGTAGGTATTTAATACCTTAAAGGCTAACCACTTATACTAGTTAAACGGTGGAAAAGAATACTAGTAAAAATTATAATATTGAATAATAGTAGGTATTATAGACTCATATTGCACTAATGAAGCACTTGATGAAGGTGCGAAGCTTATGAGTATAATTTTTAAACTCTCATCCAATTTGCAGGTTTAAACCAGTTTAGAGCTGAGTTAGTCAAGGTGCAACCTTGTGAGAGTTTATATTCTTCACAACATAGAATTAAAACTCAAGTTGTTGAGCTGTGTTATAGGCTACGTAACACATAAGCAAAAGAACAGAAAGCCTATTAACAATAACACGAGAAAACCTCTGATGAGTGACTTAAACGTGTATAAATAAAAGTTGAAACATCTTGTAATGTGTAGATGCATATACAATATAAAGAGAAAACTCATTTTAGAGTTTATTAGAATGAAACAAATGTGATTGTAGTTAATATGCAGTCTTTAAGTAGGCAACTACATTTGTGTATAGTTCTTACTTTTTATATATTACAAGTTTAATAGTGAGAAAATCCTATTAGTTAAAATGTCAGGTTTAATAATTTAAAACATATATCATGTTAACAATATTAAAGAAGCTGAAATACTTGCTAGAAATAGTTTAAATAATGGATTTATGGAAAGTACTTTAGTTGATTATGACAAAAGTAGAGAAGAAACTTTTCCTAATTGGAGAAATGAATGTAGTGAAGAATTACAAAAAGTATTAACGTAAAGAGAACTGAAACCGACCAGCTCTATAAATATTAGAAGTGCTAGGAATACATAACTACGCACAAGTGTACCAACTGTATTGTGATATGTTGGATAAAGAATATACAAGTCCTACAATATATTTGAAGCGTAGAAATACCCAAGATAATATTAAGCCGAGTAGGTACTATTAGTTTAGTTAGATATTCTAATAATAATACACTTAGGAGTTCACAGCAAGAGATAAAAACTTACAGATTGAGTTAAGTAGGCTGAAACATTTATTATCTCGTGACCATTTATAATAGTGAATAGCACAAGGTTATTTAATGGCTATGTTGGAGTCAGCTATTATAGATGGTGCTAATAGAATACTTATTGCAAAAGTTTTAACAGTTGTACCTTAAACAACTGTTTTTATTAATCTTAAAATCAAAGACAATGTCAGTATTAAAAAAAAAAGCACAGGTAATAATGTTACCTACTAAAGAAGCTAGTCAAATACATTGTATTAGAAAAAATAGAGCTGAATTTGAATTACAATTCAAAACTATACCTTTTAAAACTATTAAACCTTTTAATGGTTATCATCTTTACATAGTTTCAGATGAAGAAATTAAAGAAGGTGATTGGATTATGGATACTAATAATCAACCTTATCAAGTACAAGGAAAAGAGATAATAAAATTATGTAATAGTAATAAATTGATAAAATCTTTAAATAAAATAATAGCTACTACTGATAGTTCTTTAATTAAAGAACATGATGATACAGTGCCTTATCCTAAAATGAGAAATACAGGTATATATTTAATACCTCAAGATTTCATTAAACATTATATTAAAGAATATAACAAAGGTAATATTATTACTGATGTTATGGTTGAATATGAAGAAATTCCTTTAACCGTTGAAGATTTAGATTATCCTGATTTAGATGGTGAATATAGACCAGACTATAAATTAAAAGTTAATCCAAAAGACAATACTATTACAATTCATTCAGTGAAAAATAGTTGGAATAGAGAAGAAGTTGAAGATAAATTACATCAAATGTGTAAATGGTTTAATACTGATGTTATGCCTACAGGGTTTTTATCAAGAACTAGAATAGATAAATGGATTGAAGAAAATTTATAAATAGAATTCCATGTATTTTTTAATAATAAATAACATAAATAATCAATCTATATACTATGATAAATGCATTATCTGAAATGTTATTACAAATAATAACAGGAATAGTAATATTATTCACTATACTTATAATAATGAATATAATATTTAAAAATAATAAATAACAATTTAAAACTAATAACTAAAAACATAAAACCATGGAATTAATATTAATAATCTTAGGTGGATTAGCATTAGTATGTATAATCCTATTATACTATTCTATTAAAAGTGTAATTGAAGCATATAAAGAATATATAGAACAATTAAATAATAACTAAAAACAAAAAAGATGAAAAAATTTATATTATTTATAACATTAAGTATATTTACTTTAAATACACAAGCTCAAGATAGTATACCAAATATAAATATTCCACAAGCTGAAAGAATAATTGATAAATATTCTAGTCAAATAGCTGAAACTTTTGAACAAGGTTTAAAGAAAGTCACACCAATTGCTGAAGAAGGATTTAAAATGGTAGTAAAGTTTCAATTGGCAAAAGGTATTATATTAACGATACCTTTCTTTATATTTTGGATAGCATTATACAAATTAACTAAATTTTGGAATACAGAACATTTTAATGATGATGAAGTGTCTTCTCTTGGATCAATATGGTTAACAATATTAATATTTACTTTTATTTTAAGTATATTTTGTACATATGAAGGTTTACCTAGAATAATAGCTCCAGAATGGTATGCTATAAAAGAAATAATAGAAATGTTTAAATAAATTAATAACTAAAAACACAATTATGTCTAGAAAAACAATTTTAACGCACAAAGTAGTAGCAAGTAGTTCATTTGCTAGAGTTGGTAAAGTAGTACCTGTATTAAGAGATACACAAAGTAAAGTAGCTATTGCAGTAGCTCACTTTATACAAGGAAAAGATAATAGTAAAGGTGAGTTCCTTACTAAATTAGATCATGAATTAGAAATAGATTAATAGTAATAGTTATCAGCCCTTTGTGGTTCCACGTAAATGATATCTACTCTCAATGGTGGTGAAGAGAGTATTAATCTTAAAACTTATAACAATGAAAAAAATATTAACAATTATATGTATAATGATGATATCATTATCATATACACAAGACAGAAATGAAAAATTTGCAGGATATTTAATCACTGAGCCAGGAGCTTATAGTGATGGATTTAATATTGGTGCAGGTATAGAGTATCAAATGAATTATGCTTATTTTGGAGCACAATATTTTACATTTCCAGATTTAAATGGAGAAACTTACAACCATTTAATTGGTACAATAGGTTTTAACTTCTTTAATAGATGGAATGAATATAGAATATTTTTAGGATTAAGAGCTGGACCTATAATTAATAGAAGTAGTGCATTAATAGGTATTGGAACAGGAATAGATTTTAATATACCTAAAACATCTTTATATGTAGGAGCTGATATTAGTGCTGATTATAGAACTGATGCTGCCTATAATAATGATTATATAGGTGGACAAGATAAAGAACATTGGGTAAACAATGTAGGCGTTAAAATAGGATATAAATGGTAAAAATCAAATAAAATGTCAAAATTAGATATATTTATTATTAACAAAAGAATTACACATTATAAAACTTTAAAAGTTAAAATGTTAAAAGTAAAGAAATCTCAACGTCATACACCTATTAATATTATAAATTCTCATATAAATAGGTTAAAACGTTGGAAAAAAGAATTAATTATACACTAAAAACAATTAAATATGAAAACAATAATTATTACATTTGAAAATGAAGAAATATTTAATGCTTTTAATGAAGAACTAATAAATGAAATAAGAGAAGGTATTGAAGAAGATAGTACATTTGGTACAATAGAAGAAACTGATACAGATATTAAAATTCATTTCAAAAGATTGAACGATTAAAAGCTTTATAGAGTGGCGTAATTAACTCTTGTAGTAGTGACTTAGAGTGTCTTATAATAATCTAGACATATTATTAGTTTTTGTAAACAATAAAAGACACTCTTATAGTCATTAATTATAATAATTACATAGTATAATAAACAATAATAAAAATATATTTACAGGGTATTTAGATTTTTAATACAACCTCAACAAAGAAAAAGTAACAAAAAGAAATATATATTTATATATATTTATTTTATTAATTATAGCTATTTTTGTTTTTAGTTGTAAATAGGTATCTTATCTTAATTGTCTAACAGTTAATTTAAGGTACCTTTTATTAATTTTAAGAGACTTTAACACCTCTTTAATATATATGTATACCTATATTAAAAATAATCCTTTAAATCGTCTTAAAATGAATATGAATTTAGAAAGTAAAAAAATACCATCTTCTGAAATAATTAGTATATTAAATGATTGTACAGGTTATGAGGAACTAATAGAACTATATAAATCTTTTAGTGTAACACTTAGTAGTGAATTATATACTAAGTTTGAGAGAAATATTATTAAACAAACATATAAAGAACTTAAAAAAGCATTACCGTAACTATGAAATTTATATTAAGCTGTATAATTATAATATTTTTAATTATATTATTAATTAAATTAAATAATAATTATACTAAGAAAAAAGAAATGAAAGATTTAACTGGTAAATATTTTCATCAGAAATCTTATGAACATGGTAGTATTATAAAAGTACAATTTACTACAGATGGTAAAAATTACTATTATAGATTAGCTACAGAAGAAGATATTAGAATATTAATTAAATATAAATATTTAAAACATAAATAAAATAAAAAGAATACTTACAGCAAAATAAAACAACTTATTTTTTGGATAAATAAAGAAAAGTATTCTGAATATGAGGGGATTAGCTCAGTTGGCTAGAGCACGTAAATATGTATACTGAATAAGTATACTTACAGCAATACATACATATGCATTGGGTGCACGTTGTCATTGGTTCGAGTCCAATATCCCCTACTATTTTAATCTGCAAGGTTAATTATATTATATTATGACGAGAGTTCGATCCTCTCCAGCTCCACTACAGTTTAAATGTTACCAAGAAGTTTGACTGAGCATGGTCAGTTGTTTGGGGCTGACTGGTTTTGAATAGTATAAATCTATAATTAAATAGGGTTAAAATACCTTAATAACAGTAAAAGTTATTAAATTAAATCCACACGCACAGCTTAGAGCTGTAGCCTAGTGGTAAGCCCAGGGGAGCTTCAAATCCCCTTTTTTTATACAACTAAAATTAAATATTAATGAAAAAGATATATATTAAATCTAAGAAACCAAATACTATAGATAAATTATTAAAATTAATATATAGTAAAAATAATCATCCAGCAGCATTATATAGTGTAAATACATATTATGATAAAGATTGTAAACAATTACAATGTAGTAAAGGATGGAGAAGTTTTGATGATTTATATTGTATTGTTAAAACTTATTTCCCATCTACTACAGAAAAAATATTAATGACAAGATTATTAAACTATCGTCATTCTGTTAATAATACTATATATAAAATGCATTTTGGATATTGTAATGGAGCAGGAATTTTAAGAGTAATGCCTTATTATATACAACCTACAGTTAACCATTATTGTATAACTCATCAAAAAATGAAAAACTCTAACTATACGTGGGTTCAATTATTTGGATTATTAAATTTACATGATTCAGATGATGTGAAAAAATATTTAAAAAATATTAAATAAATAAGAATTTGAAAGAAAAGATATGATATTATTAGCTAAAAATAAAGCTGATTTTATTATGAATTTAGACATTGAATATAGATTAAATGTTTTAAAAGATATAAATGAAAGGGTAATATCTAGAACTAAAAAAGAACTAGTTGATATTAAAAAAAAAGAATTATTAATATTATCTAAATTAGAAGAATATGAAAAATAACTTAATTATAGTAGGTGTCGTTAGCAAACAGAGACTTAAATAAAAGTATTGCAAAAGCCTACTATAATTATTTTTATTAACATTACGATACAATTAAAAACTTAAACATTATGAGAAAAGATTATATATTTAAAAAGAATCCGTCACAAGAAGACTTAGAAAAATTCTGGAAATTAGATGAAGAAACAAGAAAAAACTTTATAAAAAGAGATCATAATATTGGAGATAAAGTTAAAATTAGTGATAATCCTTGTTCTATGTATTGTGGTTGTTTTTGGAAAGGTGATGATGAATTAGATATAGATAAAGTTTATACTATTGAATCATTTGAATATTTTGGTGGGGGTTGTCCACCTAAGTTTTTAGTGTTTAAAGAAATTAAATCTAAGAATCAATGGAATAAAGGATTTCCAGCCAATTGGTTTGAAACAATAAAATAATTTAAAACTTAAACTATGAAAAAATATAAATTAGTTAAAGAATATCCAGGTAGTCCTAAATTAGGAGTCATATGGGATGAATATTCTCCAGATTATGCAAAATATCCTGAATTTTGGGAAGAAGTGGTTGAATATCCTATTGGTACTAAAGTTCATAATTCACAAACTAATACTATTTATACTAAAAAAGAAGATGGTTGGTATATGCCTGCTGAAAAAACAACTTATACTGATGAAATGATTAGTAGTAAAGAACATTTAACTGTATTAAGTAAATTTGAAGAAGTTGTTGATAAAAAAAATCCCTTAAAATTAGAAGTAGGTAAAGAATATATATTACAGTATGTATATTTTAAATCAAAACCTCAACATATTAAAATTACAAGGTTTACAAGTGATGGTTACCCTTGGCAAGAGAGAGTTTCAGATGGTGGTTGTAAAGGTATAGTATTACCAGGTTGTTATAAATTAATAGAAGAAGTAATTAAGAAAGATTATGAGATATTAACATATAGAAACTTTATTACAGGAGATATTAACTCTATCGGTCAAAGATTTTTATCAAATGAAGGTTATAGAGAATTTACTGAAAGAGATTTAAATGCTGTTAATACATCTACTGGAAGGAAATTGTATTCTATTCATTCAGTTAAACGTCTTAGTGATGGTGAAGTATTTACTGTTGGTGATGAAGCTAACACAAAATATAGTAATTATGGAAATATAACTGAATTTGAACTAAAACATAATAAAATATATATTACTACAAAATCAGGAAAAAATAGATGTTATTTAGATGATTTAAAATCTATCAAAAAATTTTTATTTACAACAGAAGATGGTGTTGATATTTTTGAAGGTGATAAAATAATTTATAGAGTGGAAACTGGTAAATATTGGAATATGTTACAGCCACTATCCGCTAAACGTTTAAAAATTAATAGTGATAATTTAAAGTTATTTTCAACAAAAGAAGCTGCCGAAGAATATATTTTATTGAATAAACCTTGTTTATCTGCTAATGATGTAATACAATATTGCATTGATAATTATAACACAGTTAATGATCATAGATGTTATAAACTATTAAAAAAATTAGTAAAATCAAAATTATAAAAAAAAAATAAAAGATTACTAACAGCAAATAATATAAGATTAGTTCAGTTGGTTAGAACGATAGCTTGAGGAGCTATAGGTCGTGGGTTCAACTCCCATATCTATATAATGAGATTAAGTTAAAAATAAAAAAAGAGTATGTAGTTTCAGCTGTAGTATGAAGAATTTAATATTTAAGGCAATGAAAAAAGGATAGTAGTAGTTGCTGTATATCTTTCTTAAACCAGTATCCTTGATAATCTAGTAATATAGTGAGAGATCAAAAGCTATCTAGATAAACCCAAAGCATACTCTTTTTATATAGCCTCTTAGCTCAGGGGTAGAGCAATGCACTCATAATGCATAGGTCAAGAGTTCAAATCTCTTAGGGGCAACAAAGCTTGGGGTGTAATACCCTCTCTGGTATTGAGAGACACCCTGAGCCTTTTACTAATTAAAATGAAGAGAGAAGATGAAGAACACATGGATACATGATTTAGAAACATACCCCAATTGCTTTATAGCAGTATTTTATAACAAAGATACATTAGAATGGAAAATATTTGAAATAAGTGATAGAAAGAATGAAATAAATGAATTAAGATTATTTTTAAATAGTCCAGGATTACAATTAATAGGTTTTAATAATATTAACTTTGATTATCCTGTACTACATAATACTATATTAAGTAATAGTAAAACAATATGGACATCTTATAATATTTATAAAGAAGTAGTAAAGGTAATAGAAAATAAATATTCTACTATATGGGATAATCAAATTAAGATACCTCAGTTAGATTTATATAGAATATGGCATTATGATAACAAAAATAAGAGTACATCTCTTAAATGGCTTGAATTTGCTATGAGAAGTCATGATGTAAGAGATTTACCATTTAAAGTTGGTAGTGAACTTGCAGATGATGAAAAAGATGAATTATTATCTTATTGTAAACATGATGTTTTAGAAACATATAAATTTTTTAATAAGTCATTAAAACATATAGAACTTAGACAATTTTATACTAGACATGAAGGATTAAGCCTTATGAATGCATCTGAGATTAAAATGTCTAAGGAAATATTTAGTAAGTATTTAGCTAAAGAAATGAATATGTCAGTATATGATGTTAAACAACTTAGAACATATAGAAAACATGTAGATATTAAAGATATTATTTTTAATTATATTAAATTTAATGACCCAGTTAATCAAGAAATATTAACTAAATTTAATTCTTATAGATGGAGAGATACATCTAATATGTCTAAAGAAAAAGCTAAACAATACGCTATTAGTTTTAGTAGACCTTATAAAAATGTTTTAAGAGAATATGCTGAAGGTGGATTACATAGTTTTGGTAAACCAGGTATATATGAATCTAATGATGAATATATGCTAGTAGATGTGGACTTTAAGCGGAGTCCACTTAAAAAAATCGCATGAATTGCTGGAAATCTTAATATTAAGTTAAAGACAATCAGCAGCGAAGCCTACAGAGTAGGAACGTTCAGAGACTACCTGAGCTATAGCGATATAGCTTAATAACAGGAAGTAGTATAGTTTAGTCACTATATGAAAAAGCGTGCGAAATTTTATAATTATTTTTATTATAAAATAATTCATTAAAAATTTGGATAATAACTAGAAAAAGCTTATCTTTGTATAATTAATTAAAAATTATACATTATGAAGCTTAATAGAAAAAGAGATTTAAATCGTTGTGGAATTTATGCAATAAAAAATAAAGTTAATAATAAACTTTATATAGGTAAATCAATTAATATATATGAAAGAATAAGGTATCATATAAATAAATTAAATAAAAAAGATAAAAATGATAATATTCATTTAATTAGATCATGGCATAAATATGGTCGTAATAATTTTGAATATATTATTTTAGAAGATTTACCTAAAAATGATAAGATATTAAAAGAAAAAGAGTTATATTGGATATTAAAATTAAAATCTAATAATAGAGATTTTGGTTATAATTTAAGATTAGATTCTGAAACTAAATGTATTTTATCTGAAGAAACTAAAAAAAGAATGTCAGAAAGTAAAATTAAATTATATTCTAATCCAGAATATGATACAATGAAACATTCTCATACTTATTGGAAAGATAATCCAAAAGCTAAAAAAGAAATGGCTAAAAAAGTTTCTCAAAAAAAACATAAATTTAAAATACAACAGTTTGACAAAAACAACAATTTTATAAAAGAGTGGTTTTCTGTTGAAGAAATTATTAAATCTAATCCTAATTATAAATGGCAAAATATATATTCAGTATGTAATGGTTATAAACCAACTATATATGGATATATATGGCGTAAAATTAAGATATAGTCCGACACTCTTAGAAATAAGAGATTAACAATGTAGCTGTGCGCCAGCTACTACCCTCATTTATCTTTTAGAAACAAATTACATCCAGAACATATACCTGAACCTATATTTAGCAAAATATATGAAGGTTTTTATCATGAAAGAAAAAAATATTCTAAATTAGATCCTAGAAACTATGTATTAAAAATTATACTCAATGGTAGTTATGGTTTAAGTAAAGATAAATATTCTTTCTTATATGACCCTAAATGGCAATTAGCTATTTGTATAAATGGTCAATTAATATTAACATTATTAACAGAAAGAGTTTTTGAAAAATGTAAAGAACCACCACAGATAATATTTGAAAATACAGATGGTGCAATGTATAGAATTCATCGCTCTGATTATGAATTATTAAAACAAGCTTGTAAAGAAGTAGAAGAAGAAGTTAATATCCCTCTAGAGATACAAGAATGTAAAAAGATTATAGCTAAGGACGTTAATAATTACATAAATATTATAACAGATGAAAATATTAAATTTAAAGGTTGTTTTGAAATTGATAGAGATTATCATAAAAACCACAGTAAACGTATCGTTCCAATTAGTCTCGCAAATTATTTCATTAATAACATTGATATTAATACTACCATTTATAATCATTTATTTCCTGAAACAAAATATAGTTTTGCAGAGAATTATAATATATTTGATTTTTGTATTGGTTCTAAGATGAAAGGTCAAAATGAGCTATTTAAAAGGTATATAAAAGACTTTAAAGTAGTTGATGAACCATTAGCTAGAATGAATAGATATTATGTATCTAATCAAGGATATGAACTTATTAAAAAATTACCTCCACTTGAAAAAAACTATCTTACAGAAACAGATAAAGCGTCTTCTAATCAAATGAATATATTTGATATAATAGAAGATGTTAAAATTGAACCTAAAGATAGAGAAACTAATATAGAAGCAGGATGGAAATGTACATTATTTAATAAATATGAAGAAAAGAATAATTATGATATAAATTATAATTATTATATAGAAGAATGTAATAAAATTATAAATATATTTAAATAATGAAAACTAAAGAACTAATTAATGGTAATAAACTTATTGCTGAATTTATGGGAGCTAAATTAAATTGCGAAAGTGGATTAGAAGTTAATTTTCACATGAATGAATTTGGTTACAAAATAGGAAATGGAGATGAGACATTTAATTCTTTAAAATTTCATAAATCATGGGATTGGTTAATACCAGTTATTAATAAAATATATAATAGTGATGAATATATTGAATATAAGAAGTTACTTAATCAATTTAGTAATGGTATTGAAATAAATACAACATATATACAAGTTACTTGGGCTGATGTAATAACATATATTAAATGGTATAATACACAAAATAAATAATGATTAAATTATTAATAACAGATTATAAAAAAGTTAATATATATGGCGATATACATTTAACAGAAGACGGTTATTACCAACCGTTTAGAGGTAAAAAAATTATAGTAAAAATACTTGATTTATTTTGGATAACTTATAAATATTATATAATAAAATGAATATACCTTATAATGAAAAAACATTTTGTATAGATTTAATAATGGAACATTATAATACAGAAAATCCATTTACTATTGTAGAAAAAGCTAGAGAAGATTTAGATATAGATGTTACAATTAGTGATGTATTAACTGTATTAGGTTATACAGAAGATTTTGAACAAGAGAATCATAGAGTGTCTATGGCAGAAATATTTAATGATAATGGAAGAGGAAGTAGAATGCCCTAAATGTTTAGGGGTTGGAGTAAATTTTAATGGAATAAGAATGATTAGATGTAAATTATGTAAGGGGAAACACGTTGTAAAAGATGTTGTAGCTGAAGCATTTATACATGAACATATATTAGATGATGTATGAGTAAATCATTATTATTAGATTTTAAAACTTTAAAAGAACAAGGACTTAGTATTGAAGAGTTTTTATTTTTATATAGTAGATATAAAAAAGAAATAATCAATATTAATACAGAAGTGGTTGATATTTCTAAATTAGAATCTAATTTATTTATTAAATCTAAAGAAAAATTAGAATTAAGACAAAAGAGTATAGATTTAATAAAATTTTTAGAAGTGGAAACTTCTAATTCTTTTAAAGATAATAAAAAAATTATTAAAAAATCTAAAAGAGTTATAAATTCTTTAGTAGAAGATAATATACACTTATATAGAGATAAATGGAAAGGATTAAAACCAGGCTCAATGGGTGGATTACAATCTTGTAAAGAAAAATTAACTAGATGGATAACAGAAAATCCAGAATATTCTTTTGATGATATACTTAATGCTGCAGATTTATATTTAAATACAGAAGGTAGAAATACAAAGTATTTACAAAGGGCAGATTATTTTATATTTAAAAAAGATGGGAAAGAAGAATCCTCTAGATTATCAGCATTTATTGATGATTTAGATGGAGGTGATGATGAAGATTGGACAAGTAACTTAAATTAAATTATATGACATTAGAAGAATTTTTAAAAACTATATATCATACTAGATTATATATTATAGTTCCTTGTTTAAATAGAATGAAAATTAATAAAGAATTATTTTTTAATAAAGGTAAATATGATATTCAAAAACAAAATGAATATTTAAAAGAACTTTATTATGAAAAAGTTCATAAAAATTAATGAATGAGTTTATTTAAAAGAGTCAAAGATGACTTAGTAGAAAAAAGAAATAGAATATTATCTGGGAAAGTAAATTGTATACCTTGGGGATTTCCTAGATTTGAAAATGAATCTCCAGGAATAGAACAAGGTAAATATTATCTTATAACAGCTAATCAAAAAGTGGGTAGATTTTGCCCCTTTATATAGTAATATATAAAGAAAATTCAGAATTTTAATATGGAACAAATAGCAAAAATAGAAACAATAAAAAATAGTAGAGGTGATACATATAATATAAAAACTAGAGAATGTAGTTGGGGTTTTCACGGATGTTCATTTTATATATATCAAGGTGCTAGAGTTAATAAATTATATGATTTATTTACAGCTTTAGGTGCAAAATGTAATATCATAGATGGTAAACTTAAATATACAGCTAGAGGTAAAGGAAAGCTTCAAAGATTATTATTTAAATTTAATAGATATGCTGGAAATAAAAGTACATGTAGAATAATTGATACAGCTCATGAAATGTTAAAAACTGGAATTAATCCAATTGCATGTTTAATATTAGGACATTATATAGGAGAACCTTCTAGTATTAATAACTATAAATTACCTAATTATTATTATCCTAATATGGATGTTTTAGGTTATTATTATAATAATATAACTTATTTACCTAAAGATAACGATGATTTTTTAAAACGTTTAAAAACAGGTAGTGATATAAGTAATACTTTTTTTAAAATATATAATAAGAATTTATATCCTAAAATAGTAGACCTCATACAAAATAAAAAATACAAACAAGCAGAAAAATTAATAAAATACCCATATTAAACTTTTATATACATTTAAATAATAGTATATAAGGGAACGGGGAAACTCTTTAAAAACATAGAAAAAATGATAAAAATTTATCCAGGAAACATTGAAAAACATACAACTGATTGTTGTGCTATGTGCCAATTAAGTAGAGTTAATAATTATACTTCTATTGAAGATATAGAAGATGTATTAAATCAATTAGAAATTGAAAAAAATAAAAATACTGAAGTTGGGATTACTACTGGTAATGGACAAACTGCTGTATTTACAATAGTAAGTCCAGGAGAATTTATATTAGAAACTAATCTTAAAAAATTAGGTTTCATTCATGTTCATAACTTTGAAAGAAGAAAAGGTTATCCAAATGTAGGAGATTTAAAAATGTATATTAAAAATTTATAATTATGAGAAAAAATTTTGATTGGTGCCTATGTTGTTGTTATAGTATAACAAATACTAAAACAAATGCTACTATATTAGATGTAAAATCTTATCAATACTTTAGTAGATTACCTTATAATGACTTTAACTATATTAATAGTAGTATAACTATAAAAAAATATAGTAGAGAAGTATCTTTACCATATGTTGATTTTTATATACAATATATAGTTGATATGTTAAAATTAGAAGATGTAGTTATTGAAAAAGATTCTTTAACTTTTAAAGCTTTTAAAGAAAGAAATAAAAATTTATTAGTATTAACATTAGTTAGATTTTTATTTGAATATATTGGTAATGAATATTATAAAGGTAAAAATAATATTCAATTATTTGAATCTTTAATGAAAGGTAAATGTAAATATAAAAGTAAACTAAAGAGATTTTGTTATTTTTATATGCAGTTAAAAAATTTAGGAATTACCTATTGGCATACAGGTCATACACCTGATCCAAGTAAAGTTAAAATAAGAAGTTATAAAGATTTTAATAATACAGATTTTAGAAAAATAAATGTAAATGATTTTTTTTATGGAAAAGAATAAAGACAATCCCGTGCCACAGTTTACTATAGAAGAAATAAAAAAATTAAAAAAAGAATGGTGTGATAATCATTATTCTATATTAGATGATTTTATTTCGTTTTTAGATAGTAAAAAGGGTGTAACGACTGACAATGAACAACCTAATAACTTTTTTGAAGATACTGAATTAGATTATTAGGTTGAAGAGACAGTCTGAACTATATGGTGACATATAGAGATTAACAGAAATGATTAATCCTTAAAAATTATAAAAAAAATGAAATTATACATAAATAAAAAATTACCAAAATATAAAGAAAAAGTGTTCTCTTGGTTGATAAGATTATATAAAAATAGTTCAAGTTTTCCTCAAACATTTAAAGATATAAATTTTCAAAAAGAGCAATGTAGAAAAGGTAGATCTAGAAGTTTTGATGATCTTTATTCTTTAGTAACTACATATTATCCTGATACTACTAAAGTAGAATTAGCTAAATATGTTAAATTATTAATATTACATATATATAATAATTTATGTTTAATGTATTGTCCAGATGCTAAAGCTTGGGTAATATATACTAATCCATTATCACGTAATAATAATAATTATAAATTAAATAAATTAGTATATAATTATAATGGATATTTATATAAAAAATATAAAGATGGTTGTAGTAAAGAAACTTCCTTATATGATATTTTATTATTAATGGGATATGATGAAGAATTATTAAATGAAGAATTTAAAGCTCCTTTGGGATATATAACTTTAGAACACATAGAACTATATTAGTTACAAGAGAGAGAGACACATAATAATTTTTAAGTAACAAATTTGAAAACACAAATAACTGATTGGTTATTTGTATATAATACGATTAAGCAAGTTATAGATAATAATTTAAATATTAGATTAAAAATCTTCTACTTTACACTAGAGATGAGTAAAGAACAGAAAATGTTATCAGCATTCTCTAATATACTTTATGTAAAAGAAGGTGTTAGAATAGCTCCTAAAGACCTTAGAAGCACTAAGTCTGATAATGTATTATCTGAAGAAACTTTAGAATTGATAGATAAGTATAAACCTTATTTTGATAAAATTGAAGAAATAGTAGAATTTATTGATGATATCAGAAATCCTTTTGGTATTTATAAATTTTGTAGAGATTATGCTAATAATAATGGTACTCAACATAAGAAAGTAGTTAAATTTGTTAATAATAAAACAGGTGAAACTACAGAAACTGAAATTGATGATTATTATGAAGCTGATAATCCTGAAGAATATGTAATGATAATAATAGACCATATATCACTAATATCTTGTGATTCAGAAAATGGTCATAAAATGTCATTACACCAATCTATAGTTAAATTATCTTCTGATTATTTAATTACATTAAGAAATAAATATAAATATATACCTGTTGTAATACAACAACAAGCATCTGCACAAGAGTCATTAGACAACTTTAAAGCTAGTAAATTAAAACCAACTTCAGAAGGGTTAGGCGATTGTAAGCTTACAGGTAGAGATGCAGATTTAATATTAGGACTATTTAGTCCATTTAGACATGAAATGCCAGAGTATTATGGTTATAATGTTAAATTCTTTAGAGATAATATTAGATTTTTAGAAATTGTCGGTGGTAGAGAAGGAGGTGGTGGAACTACTTGTCCTCTTTATTTTGATGGAGCAGTTAATTATTTTAAAGAGTTACCTAAACCATCTGATGATATCGGATTGAAAAAAGTATATGATTTTATTAATAATATAGTAAGAAAAAATGAAAGAAGGAGATAGATTTAATGAAGGGAAATTAAAATGGTCATTAGTATCATGGAAAGCACTGGAACCTTTAGTGCAGGTATTAATGTTTGGAACACAAAAATATGACAGTCACAACTGGAAGAAAGGTTTGAAATACACTGAAGTGTGTGAAAGTTTACAGCGTCATCTAAATTCATTTATTGAAGGTGAGGATGAAGATAAAGAAAGTAAACTTAGTCATATTGGTCACATATTATGTAATGCAATGTTTTTATCATACATGTTTTTATTTAGAAAAGATATGGACGATAGATATATTGATAAAAATTTAAAAAAATGAAAATATGGCACTTTAGCGATAGTCACACATATCATAGTTTATTAGATATACCAAAAGGTATAGATATGATTATATTTTCTGGAGATGCTACTAATCCATTAAATCCAGTTTTAAATGAAGTAGAAATGTTAAACTTTTTACATTGGTTTGCATTAATAGATTGTAAATATAAAATTATGATAGCTGGTAACCATGATTCTTCAATTGAAAAGAATAGAGTTACTAAAAAAATTATTGAAGAATATGGTATTATATATTTAGAAAATGAAGATATTACTATTGAAGGTATTAAAATATGGGGAAGTCCACATTGTCCTACATTTGGTAACTGGTGTTTTATGAAAAATAGAAGTAAATTAAATAAAATATGGAAACATATTCCTGAAGATACTGATATTTTAGTAACACATACACCACCTAAAGGTATATTAGACTATTCTCATGATTATAATAACTATGTAGAAAGATGTGGTTGTAGTGCATTAATGAAAAGAGTATTAAATTTAAATATAAAATATCATTTATTTGGTCATATTCATAATAATAAAGATATTATTAATGCTGGTACGATGAAACTATCTATTTTAGATACTACTTTTAGTAATGGTAGTATACTAACAGATGGAAAATTTGGAAAATTAACAAGTAATGGAAATATAATAAATTATGAATAAAATACCAAAACGAATATTAGTAATTGATTTTGATGGAACTATTGTTAAGAATGCGTATCCTAAAATAGGTGAAATTAAAAAAAATGCTAAACATTATATTAATAAATTATATGATGAAGGTTATGGTATAGTGATTAATACCTGTAGAAGTGGGATATTTGAAGCAGATGCTATAAATACACTTAAAAATGCAGGTATTAAATATCACTATATTAATTGTAACTTTCCTCATCTTATAGAAAAATATGGTGCAGACTGTAGAAAAATATCAGGAGATATTTATATTGATGATAGATGTTTATTTACATTACCTAAATGGCATACTATATATGATGTAATAAAAATTAAAGAAATGAAAAATAAATGGCAATTATAGATGAAAATTATCATGAATTATTAAATACTATTTTAAAAAATGGTTTTAAATATGAAGATCCTAATAGGAAAGGTATTAATAGAATACAAATACCTAGTTATCAATTTAAACATGATTTTAAGGATGGTTTTCCAGCTATAACTACTAAAAAACTTTATTGGAAAGGAGTAGTAGGAGAGTTATTATGGTTTTTGAGAGGTGATACAAATATTAAATATCTTGTAGATAATAATATTAATATTTGGAATAAAGATGCTTATAATTATTACTGCAAAGTAAGTGATAAAACAATAGGTGAGAAGGAATTTAAATACTCTTTTGAAGAATTTATTCAGCATTGTAAAAATACGCCTAAATATCCTGCTATTGCAGGTAGTGATTATAAATTAGGAGATGTAGGTAGAATATATGGTGCTCAATGGAGAAACTTTACAGTACATAATGTAGGACCTAATGATTCTTTCCCTATATATGTAGACCAAATAGCTAATCTTATTAAAAATCTTAAAGAAAAACCATTATCTTCATCTCATATTGTAACAGCTTGGAATCCTGCTGAATTAGATCAAATGGCTTTACCACCTTGTCATAAAGGATTTCAACTAATGGTGTATGAATTGACTACTAATGAAAGATTACATTTATGGGGTAATCCAACTAATACAATCTTTAAAGAATCTAAATTAAAAAACAAATTTTTAAATGAAAATAATGTTCCTAAATATGGTTTTGATTTAGTATGGGAGCAGCGCAGTTGTGACTCCTTTTTGGGAATTCCCTTTAATATAGCTAGTTATGCTTTATTAGCTCATATTATTGGTAAAATAGTTAATATGGTTCCTGGTGAATTATATGGAGATTTACGTAATGTACATATTTATGAACCACATTTAGATGCTGTTAAAGAGCAACTAAATAGAAGTACAGATGTATTAAATAGTAGATGTGAATTAGAAAATTTTACTGGTTTTAAAATGGGTATGCATAATAATTTTAATCAATGGATAAATTCAAGAGAAATTAGTGATTTTAATTTAACAGAACATTCAGAACAACCAGTTATAAAAGCAGAAATGTTAGCTTATAATAAATAGATTATGATGGTAAGTAAAATTATAGGAAATGAATCATATATTTATAGAAATGGTATATTAATTCATAAAACCTATATAAATAATTCACAATCAGGTGTTACATTTGATGTTATGCCTTATAGAAAAAATGATAGTTTAAAAACAATAAATTAATGAATCAAAATAATGGTAATGCACAGCTTAATGAAGCTCATGAAGGTATTAATACTAGAATAAATAGATTAGCTAATATAGGACGTTCTAAAAGTGTTATATGGCAATCTAAGAGAAGATTTAGAACAATTTAAAACAATGTGGAGGTGTAGGACGGAAAGAAGATGATAGAATGGAATTACCAAAAACAATAACAAAATCTACAAGAGTTAATCCTAAAAGTATGGTTATATTTAGCCAACCTAAAATGGGAAAAACTACTGTAGTTTCTGCATTAGAAAATAATTTAATAATAGATTTAGAAAGTGGTTCAGAATTTGTTGACGCTTTGAAATATGATGTTATTAAAGAAAGTGCTAAAGCAGAAGTATTACCAATCGTAACATTAACACGATTGATTAATAAAATAGCTGAAGAAAACAAAAAAATTAATGGATATGTTTACAAGTACATAACGATAGATACTGTAACAGCATTAGAAGATATTGTTTTACCTTTAGCTAATAAAATGTATAGAGAAACTCCTCAAGGTCGTAATTGGGTTGGGGATGATGTTACAACTTTAGCAAATGGAGCTGGTTACAGATGGACTAGATTAGCTCTTTCTAAAACATTAAATAAACTAGAAGATTTATGTGATACTTTAATTATATTAGGTCATGTTAAAGATAAACTAGTTGAAGTTGACGGAGAAGAAATGAATGAAAGAGGATTAGATTTAGCTGGTAAAATGTCAGCAATCTTATGTTCTAAAGTTGATGCTATAGGTTATCTATACAGAGATGAAAATGATACTATAATTAATTTTAAACCTTCAGAAGCTTTACTATGTGGGTCAAGAAGTGAGCATTTGAAGAATAAAAAAATTGTAGTGGCTACGTCCAATGAAGAAGGGCAACTTTCAATAGATTGGACAAATATATTTATAAATGATTAATGATTAATGAAAGAAAGAAAAAATATGTTTGATTTAAACGGAAAAGATTTCCAAACAAAAACCATTTTTAATAATGGTAAAGCAGGATTAGTAAGAAATGTAGAAATTTCTATAGAAGAAAAACAAGGAGAAGGTAATACACCTGATTATAAATTAATAGTTACTGATGAATTAGGTTCTATTAATTCAGGATTTTATTATATTACACCTAATCCTCAAAAGTCTCAAGAAGAAAATGAAAGATGGGAGAAATTAATGGTAGGTAGAGTTTTACATATTGCAAAAGCAGTTGTAGGAGATGACTATACATTCCCGTCTATATCAAGTTCTAAAGAAGCTTATGATGTTTTATTTAAAATTATAAAAGAAAATTCTGCTAATAAAAAATTCAATATCTACACTAATTATGGTACTACTAATAGACCTAGTAAATATTTAAGTATTAGATTCTTTAACTTTATTGAACCAGCAAATGATGGTTCTTCAACGGTATTAAAAGCTTCTAATTCTGATTTATTAGAACAAGTACAGCCAGATAAACCTAGTGATGATTTTGTAATTTAATAATTAATATTTAATAATTTAAGGGGAGGGAAACTTCCCCTTTTTTTATTTATAAAAATAACATCAATGGTTAAACCAATAAATTTAAATAGAAAACATGTAACTAAAGATTTACTTTTAAAGGAAATAGACCCTATAGACATATATAGATATTATAGTGGTAAAGATATATCTTTTAAAGGTATGTTATCTCCTCTAAGACCAAAAGAACAAAATAAATCATTTGGATACTTTATAGGTGAAAGTGGTGAACTATGCTTTAAAGATTTTGTATTAGGTGCTGGAGATTGTATAAAATTTGTACAATTAATGTTTGGATATACTTATTTTGAAGCATTAAGTCAAATAGTAATTGATTTTGATTTAACTAATATATTTGAATATAAAAATACTTTAAAAAAAACAAATTTTAAAAAAGATAAGTCTATAATATTTGAAGATAAAAAAAAATTATTAGATTCTGCAAATTTTAGTTTAGGTAAATCAAAGAGAGAATGGTTAATACATGATTTAATTTACTGGAATACATTTGGTATAACTTTATCTACATTAAAAAGATATAGAGTTGAACCTTTAAAATATGTATTTATTAATAATACACCTATAAAAACAGAAAAATATGCATATTGTTTTATAGAAACAAAAGATAAAGATGAAACTTATAAAATATATCAACCGTTTAGTAAAGAATATAAATGGATTAATAATCATGATTCTTCTGTATGGCAAGGTTGGGAACAATTACCAGAAACAGGTGATAAATTAATTATTACTAAATCTTTAAAAGATGTAATGTCTATTGTAGATGTTTTAGGTATTCCAGCAGTATCTTTACAAGCAGAATCTATTAAACCTAAAGATCATATTATAGAAGAATTAAAATCTAGATTTAAAGATATATATTTATTATATGATAATGATTATGATAAAGATACTAATTGGGGGCAAGAATTTGCAAAAGTATTAATTAATAAGTATAATTTTATAAATTTAATAATACCTGATAAATTTAAATCTAAAGATTTTAGTGATTTAGTTAAAAATATATCAAATATAGAATTAAATTTATTTCCAGATGAAGAAGATTTAACACTAAAACAAAAAATAAAAACTATATGGGAATGTAATATATACATACCTTTTTAAAAATTATGAAAAACACTTTAGAAAACAAAGCTAAATTCTTTGCTCAATATTATAAGCAATATGTTTTAAGATTGAGTGGAAAGACTAAAGCTGTTTATCCTGTAAGTAATTTAATGGATAATACGGTTGAAGTTGGATATTTAGAACTAAAACCACTATCAAGTATAAGTGATGAGAATGTAATAATATTATGGGATTTTGTTTGGGGTAAATCTGTATTATCTTCATCTAATTCAATAGAAAATAAAAGAAGTAGATTATTACAGTATTCTGGATATGCGAGATTCATTGATAAAGCAAGAGAATTAGGATATGCTTGTAATTGGAACGGAATAACAGTAGAACAACAAATTGAATTTGGTTGGATTAAATTAAAAGAATAATGAAGGAACAATTAATTACATTTGAAACAGCTAAATTAGCTAAAGAGAAAGGGATTTGATGAAAAATAATCATTAAAATATTTGGATATTTAAAATAAATTTCTTAACTTTGTATCTTAAATGATTAAGATATGAATAACAAGAAATTTAAAAGAGGGGATAAACATCCTACAAAAAATCTAATATTTTGGCAATACCATCATCCTTTTTATAAAGAAACTAATGGAGAAGTGTGGTATAGTCCTGAAAAATTTGAAGAAAAACGTGAAAAGCATAGATTAGAATCAGCTAAATACAAAAGAAAAAATCCTTTAATGTACATAGTTAGTGGAACTATTCAAAGAGATAAGCAAAAATACCAAAGTTCAGAAGAAGATATTATAGATTTAAAATTTATAAAACAGCTTCTTAAAAAACAAAATGGTAAGTGTTATTGGTACAATATAGAATTAGAAATAGATTCTATTGAAGGGAGTAGAAATCCTTCTAAATTAACTATTGACAGATTAGACTGTACAAAAGGTTATACTAAAGAAAATGTTGTTTTAGCGTGTTATGCTGCAAATTGTGGTAGAGGAGATTGTTCGGTAGAAATTTGGGAAAATATAATTAAAAATATTAAAAATGGACTTAATACAAGAAGCATTAAAATTAATTAAAAATGAGTCAAAGTCAAGACTTTAAAATATTTTAAAATTAACAATAGAAAATAAAAATAAAAAAATGAGAGTAATAGTATATGGAACATTAAGAAAAGATGGAGTAGCTTTTAATCAATTAAAATCTATTAATGCTGAATATTTAGGAAGTTTTCAATCTCCACCTGAATATACATTATATGATAATAGAGGATCATTTCCTTGTTTAGTAAAAGGAGGTAATACCTCTATAACTATGGAAGTATATAATACTACCTATTCTAATATACAAGATAAATTAGATAGTTACGAAGGTGTAGAATCTGGATTATATAAAAGAGAAATTATGGATAGTCCATTTGGAAAATCTTTTGTATATATTTTTAATAGAAGCGTTAAAAATATGAATATAATATCTAATGGAGATTGGATTGAATACAAAAAAAATAATATAATAAAAAATTTATGTCAACTATAAAATATTTAAGACCTAAAATTAGGAGTAGACACCCATCTCATTCTATTTTAAGAAAAAAGGGTTCTTTTCCATTATTTCCTTTTAAATCAGTAATTAGATTAGGTTCTTTTACTAAATTAAAGGATGATATTAGTAGTGGAGGAGATAGATTAGAACTTAATACAGTAGAAGCTATTAATAATTCTGCTGATAAATTATTAATGAAACAATGTTTTACTAAAAATAAAGTTAAAACTGCTGATTGGTGGAGATATTATAATGAAAATATTTTTCATAATACAAATCAACCTTTTGATGACAACTTTGATGGTAATGCAGGAACTAAAATTGAAGACTTACCATTTCCTATAATAGCTAAACATAGAATGGGTAGTAAAGGAAGAGGTAATTATAAATTAGATTCCTTAGAAGCTCTTAAAACATGGTTAGAAAGCAGAAAAAATAGACTTAATGAGTACATATTTGAAAAATTCTATAATTATATAAGAGAATATAGATTACATGTTACAAAAGAAGGATGTTTTTATACATGTAGAAAAATGTTAAAATCTAATACACCTAATAATGCTAAATGGTATAGAAATGATGACCATTGTGTATGGATTATGGAAGAAAATGAATTATTTGATAAACCTACAAATTGGTCTGAAATTGTAAAACATTCAGTTAGAGCTTTAAATGCTGTAGGATTAGATTTTGGAGCAGTAGATGTTAAAATTCAATCTTCAAAAAAAGATAACCCTGAATTTATAATTATTGAAATAAATTCAGCACCTTCATTTGGTGAAGTTACTAGTGTAAAATATTTAGAAATTTTACCTCAATTATTATTAAATAAAAAAAATAAAATTAATGAAAACTAAAAAAAATATTACTGTAGTTGTTGATAATGGTTTTAATGAAGAATATAAATCATATTTAGAAAAATTAGGAGAACTTAAAATTATAAAGATTAAAGAATTTTTTAATCTAATTGAAAAAAAAAGAAATGAACCAACAGTTGAATTTGATAACTCAGATATAAAACCTTATATTATATCTATGAAAATTAATGACTTTATAGATACACTTAATATAGATTTAATATTATTTACTGGTGGTGCAGATGTTAATCCTAAACTATATGGTGAAACATTAAATCCTAAAACTTCTATCAATATTAGTAGAGATGAAGATGAACAATTATTATTTGATTATTGTAAAAATATTCCTAAATTAGGTATTTGTAGAGGTTCACAGTTTTTATGTGTAATGCATGGAGGTAAATTAATACAACATGTTGAAAATCATTGTATATCTCATGATATTCATTGTAAAACATCTATACCATCTAGATATTTTACATTAAATATGACTTCTAGTCATCATCAAATGATGTTTCCTTATAATCTTAATCCTAATGATTTTGAATTATTAGCTTGGAGTAAAAAATTTAGAAGTAATATATATTTAAATGGTAAAAATGAACAAATTAGAATTGATAATTCATTTTTAGAACCAGAAATAGTATTATTTAAAAAAAATGGTGTTAATTCTTTAGCAATACAAGGTCATCCAGAATGGAGTAATTGTGCTGATATAACTAAAGATCATACTCTTAAATTAATTAGTAAATTATTAATAAATAATAAACATGAAAAAGTTAGTTTCTAATATATCATTAGGTGCAGATCCAGAACTATTCTTATATAAAAATGGGGAAATTATTTCAGCAGAAGGATTAATTGGTGGCACTAAACAAAAACCTAAATTAATTAGTGATAAAGGACATGCTATTCAAGAAGATAATGTAATGATAGAATTTAATATTCCACCAAGCAGATCTTGTAATGAATTTAAAGATAATATAAACTTTGTATTAAGTTATTTAACAACTTTAGCTGAAGTTCATAATGCTGAATTAAGAATATTAGCTTCAGCTGAATTAGATAAAAAATATTTAAATACAAAACAAGCTAAATTATTTGGTTGTGATCCAGATTTTAATGTCTATTTAAAAGATATTAATAAATCTCCAAATGCATCTTCAACATTGAGGACATGTGGTGGACATATTCATATTGGTTATGATAACCCTTCATTTGAAACATCTGAAAAAATTATATATGCAATGGATGTTATACTTGGATTAGAATCTATAAATCTAGACAAAGATGATAGAAGAAGAGAAATGTATGGTAATGCAGGTTGTTTTAGAGTAAAAGACTATGGAGTTGAATATAGAACTTTATCTAATTTTTGGTTACAAAATGATAACCTTATTGATTGGGCATATAATAAAACTTTAGAAGCAATTGAATTAGTTAATTCAAATGAAATTGATGATATTGTTGATAAATATGGAGAAGACATTAAAAAAGCTATCGATACAAATGATAAAAAATTAGCAAATAAATTAATAAAAAATATAAAAAAAATAAAAGTGATATGAATTTAATATTAATAATACTATTAGTACATTATGCATTAATGATGATTTTTAAACCCAAAATAACTACATTAAATTGTGGAATATTTGCGTGGGCAGGAAAAAACCCTAAAAGATTTAATAAACCTAATTTTGATATATTAGGTATGTGGAATGAAGAAAGAGGTACTCATTCATGTGGTGTAGCAATTGATGGTGAAATAAAAATTGGAATTGATGGTAATAAAGTATATAGAGATTTCATGGCTAATAATAAACTTATTTTACCAAAAAAGTATCCAGTTATTATAGGTCATACTAGACATAGTACTTATGGTAAACATAATATTGATAATGCTCATCCATTTGGCTTTGGAAATCATGAAGAAGGTTTTAAATTTATAGGTGTTCATAATGGTACATTAATAGATTATAAAGAGTTAGCTAAAGAATTTAATTTAAAAGTTGAAGTTACTAAAAGATTTGAAAAATCTACTACTACTAGAACTAAAATAGATAGTGAAGTATTATTAGAAGCTATTTATAAAACTAAGTCTTTTAAACCTCTTGAAAAATATAATGGAGCTGCAGCATTAGTTTTTACTAATACAAAAGAACCTAATGTGATATATTGTTATCATGGAGCTTCTAAAAAATATAATAGTGATCCTAATAATTCTAAACTACATGTTGAAAGACCTTTATATTATTATAGACAAAATAAAAATAGTTTATATATATCTTCAATAGAAGAATCATTATTTTCTATAGGAGGTACTGAGAAAAATGTTGTATCTTTTGATGTTAATACTGTATATAAAATTACAGATGGTGATATAGATAATGCTGAAAAAATAGTTATAGATAGAACTGGTAGATATAATACAAGTATTAGATATGGTAATAGTAGTTATAAAACATATGATAGTTATGATGATATATATGATAATCCTTATAGGAATATTAAAAATAATAAAAACACGCCTTTATTACCACAACATAACTCTACTAGTAAAGTTGGAGATAATAAATTTAATATTTATAATGAAAAAGCTGATGGTAGAGATAAATCAGGTAAAATATATTTTAAAAAGTTAAGATATTATAATAATGACACTAAAATAAATGGTTGTTATACTTATATTCCTGAATTTGGATTTTATTATTTAGGTGTAGATTTACAAAAATCTATAAATACTAGTTTATTACTATTAGGTAAAATGTTTTTAGATAATGAATTTATTACTGATAAAAAAGATGAAATGAATCCTAAAACATTTATACCTTTTAAAAAAAATAATGATATACCATTATTCTATTTTCATGATGGTATTAGATTAAAAAGTAGATTAGATTATAGTGCTATTTTAGATTTAAAAAGTAATAATAAATCATTTGATTGGATAGCTTTATCAGAAGCTGCTGCACATCCTATATGTGAAGATATTCATTATAAAGCTTCAAATTCACAAGCTATAATGTTAGATGGTGTATTAGTTACGGATAATGTTTGTCCTTTAGGGTCTGATTTTATATATCATATTGTAGATGGAAATTGTGTTAATATTATCCCTATAAAAAATAAAAAAGATAAAGTAGATCTTAAACATATTCAAACTACATTGTTTAATAAAGATACTTTATCTGAGGTTGTTGATATATTAGAAGGATCAGAAAGAGAATTTATTAATAATGAAAAAAAGAATAAATTAATTACTAATGATATATTAGAAGAAGAAATTAACACTATATTCTTTACACCATTTAGTCAATTTCAAGAAGATCTTAAAACTTTAGAAAGATATAGTCATCTTAAAAGAGCTAAAGATGCTATGTCTATTTTAATAGATTTTATAGAAGAATCTAAATGTTTAATCCAATTAGAAAATAAAGAATAATTAAAAAAAATACTTAAAATGAAAGAAGATGAAAAAGTATTAACTGTATCTGGAAATTATGAATTATTATCTAGTTGCAGAAAAATGAACAATGAATATTATAAAATAGGAGATGTAACTAAAATAGATTCTGGAGATTGTTATTTAATTAATGAAAAATATAGAAAAGTGAAAACAAAATTTATAATTTACGATCACTCTATAGGTAGATATGTATTAAAAGGTGAATTTAAAAATAATAATTATTATACAGAAAAAGGAATTGTAAATTTTGAAAATGATAAACCTATTATGGGTGCATTCTCATATAAATCCGAAGATGATATAATATTTTTAACATTATTAAATGGAGAAAGATTTAAATGTATTAACGAAACTATAGTTGAAAATAATTTTTATTATAAAGAAAATATATCCAATGGTGAATATTATCATAGACAATTTTTAGATTCTATAAAATTTAATACTATTACATCTTGTGATCAAAATTATAAAAATAGTTTAAATTATGATTCTAGAGGTATTATGGATGATTATATTAATAATTATAATAAAAATTATTCTATACCTGAATCTAATTCACTATTAAAAGATTTAGATTTTAATATAACTAAAAATTATACATTTGGTGTAGAATTTGAAACTTCTAAAGGTTCAATACCTCATAGAATATGTAATAAATTAGGCTTATTACCATTAAGAGATGGTAGTATAAAAGGTTTAGAATATGTTACTATTCCTTTGCAAGGAAATAAAGGAGTAAGTGCCATTTCTTCAATATTAGAACAATTAGAATATAGAACAGAATATGATGATGATTGTTCTTTACATATTCATATTGGTAATTTACCTAGAACTGAAAGCTTCTTTTTATCATTATATAAATTATTATTTATGTTACAGGATGAAATTTTTGATTTATTTCCTTTATATAAAAAACAAAATTTAAATATAAAAAGAAAACATTATACTAAACCTTTTCCTTATAAAAAAACTATAATGATGCTTGATAAAAATATTACACCTGATAATATAAAATCTAATTTTAATATATTATATAGATTTTTATCTATGGGATATAATTATGATCAAGTTGGATGTAATATTAATAATATTAAAGCTCATCCATCAGATCCAGGAGGGAATAGTAAATGGAATATAAGAACTAGATATCATTTTGTAAATTTAATACCATTACTATTTGGTAATAAAGAAACTATTGAATTTAGAATTCATACATCTACTGTTGATAAGGCTAAAGTTATAAATTATTTAATTTTATGTTGTGCCATTATTGATTATGCTATTAATAATGAAAAAATGATTTTAGAATCATCTCCATCATTAATTAATAAAAATCTTAGAAATATAGTAATGGCTTATTTTAATAACATACCTATAACTTCAGAAAAATCTAAATCTCATATTATTAATATGAGAGAAGAACTAATAAATTATTTATTTATTAGAAAAGATTATATATATGATAGATTAAAACAAGGTGATATTATATGTAATGAAGATAACTTAAAATATTCACATAGATATTTTGATTGGAATGTATTAAATAAAAAGAATATTAAACAACCTTCTAAAGTTATTAATAGTTATAGTATGCCATTATATAATGAAAATATTCAACATATTCAAATGAATGAAATACAACCTAATATTGCGCAATTAGACCCTGTAGCAATAAATGAGGTTCATGATTTTGAAGAAAATTTTAATTTAGATGAAGATGATGAATAAGATTAATAATTCAAAAATGAGAAAAGTGGTTACTAAGTCACCACTTACTATAAATTATACTACATTATTTAATGATTGGATAAATATTTTACATCCTATATTAACTAGTACTTATTTTGCTAATTTATATGTATTTATAAATGAAGTTTATAAAAGTTTTAATAATCATTCATATCAATCAATATTTCCAATATATAGAAGCAATGTATTTAGTAGTTTTAAAAAGATTAAATATGATAATGTTAGAGTTGTAATATTAGCAGGAGAGCCTATTACAAATAATAAAGGTACTGGTATACCTTATGCTAATACATTAGGTTCTAGTCAATTATGTCCAGAACTTGAAGCTATTAGATATTGTATTAAAGATAGTATCTATAAAGGTAAAGATTTTAATTTTGATCAAACATTATTAAGATGGATGGATCAGGGAGTCTTATTATTGCATTCAACTTTAACATCTGAAAAAAACTATAAAAACTCACATGAATTAATATGGAGAGAATTTACTAGAAATGTTTTAAATTTAATAAGTGAAAATAAAAAGATTAAAGGTGAAAAGATTATATTTGTATTTTGGGGGAAAGAAGCTAAATATTTTAAAAAATATATAGATTTATATAACCATTATGCTTTATTTTTCAAATCACCCTCTGAATCTTTAGAAGAAGGTAAAATATGGGATTGTCCACATTTTAAACAAATTAATAATATGTTAAAATCTTCTTTAGGACAAAGCCCTATAACATGGTAAAATATGATATTTATAGAAGGAAACGTACCAAGTTTAAAAAATTCTAAAGTAATGACTAAAAAAGGTATCTTTAGTTCCCCAACTGTCAGTAGATGGTTGAGGAACTTAGGTATCCAGTCATTTAGTTCATCTAAAAAAATTGTAAAAGGTTATGTTGACAAAACAAGACCTAATAAAATAGAAGAATTACGTTCAGAATTTAATAAAATGAAAGTAGGAATTGATGATCCTATATTAATAGGTTTTCATCAAGTAAGAAATAGTAAAAGATTATTTGATTTTAGTAATAGTGTAGAAGTAATACAGGATTTATTTACAGCACATGATTTTATAAAAGATGATAATGTAAAATACATATATCCAATTCCTATGACAATAGAAGGAGAATTAGCTTCTCCTGAAAATAGAGATAAATTATATAGTGTAGATAAAAATAATCCTGGAGTATACATAAAATTATTTTAAATATGAATTATAAAAAAGAAAAAATATTAAATTTAAGTAAATTTATATTTGAAGATATAGAATTTAATAAAATACAATTATTATTAAAACGTAATAGACTGAATGATATAAGATTAATAGTTAGTGAAAAAATAGAACTACTTGAACTTATAAAAAATTCTAGTGAACACAATGATATCTTAGACCTGCAGATTAAATATTGTAATGAACTAGAAGATATTGTTTTAGATTATTATCTAGAACTTAATTAATAAATAATATCAATGACGAATGAAGTAGATGTGTTATTTGACACAAAAAAGAATGAGAGAATGTCATTAAGTTATAGTAAATTATCTAAATTTGATACAGAAGGACCACAAGCTTTACTGGACAGAACTTTTATAATAAGTGATGGAGTAAGAATGGGAAGTCTTGTTGATGATTTATTATTTAATGAAAAAAATATAAATAAATTATATTATGAATTTAATGGTAGTAAACCCACAGCTACATTAGCTAAATTATGTAATATAATTTTAAATAATTATAATAAAGTACCTTCTAAAAAAATTATAGATGGTATAATTGAAGTTAATAAATTTTGGTCTGGAACAAAAGATCCAAAGCTATTAAGAGCTAAATATGATACTAAAGATTTTTGGGAATATATTAAAGCTCAATTTATATCAAAAGAAAAAACTTTAATAACTACTGAAGAATTAATGTTAGCACAAGAATTAAGAGATATATTACTAATACATAATAATTCTGCTAAAATATTTGAAAGTGATTATATAAGTCAATTTAAAATAAAGTTTATATATAAAAACTTTGTATTAAAAGGAATCTTAGATATTATAAAATTAGACCATGAAAATAAAACTATAAGACTTATAGATTTAAAAACTGGTGCTAATAAATTAACAGAATTTATAACTAGTTTTATTAAATATAGATACTATCTTCAAGAAAGTATTTATATGTTAGCTATAGATTATATTAAAAAAAAATTAAAAGTTGAAAATTATAAAGTATTACCTTTTCAATTTTTATATATTTCTAGATTTGAAAAAATTCCATTTATTTATACTGTAAGTGATAAATGGCATGAAGCAGCACTAAAAGGTTTTAAAACTGAGAAAGGTTATACTTATAAAGGAATTGACCAACTATTAGATGATGTTAAGTGGCATTTAGATAATAAAGTATTTGATTTTTCTAAAGAAATTTATGAAGCAAATGGAGAATTATTAATTAATGATGAATTTATAAATATAATTAAATAAAGTAATGAGTAAACCTAGATTTAACACATCTAAGACATTTTTACTACCATTACTATCAGAAATTATTGGTATTAAAAGGGAGTATTTTAAATATTTAAAAAATACATATATGTTTGATGATATGAATTTACATAAAAATTGTTTATACATATTACATGATTTTTCATTTAAAAATCCAGAATTTACTAATTATGAACATCAACTTATTAAAAATGAGTTATTTGTTGAATTAATAGATTTAGAAGATGATAAAGTTTTATATATATTTAAAATGCCAGAAGAATATTTACATGAATATAATTGTTTAATAAACGGTAAGTATTCTTCATTTGGTACAGATGCAAAAGAAATGATATTATCATTCTTTTCACACATATATGAAGGAAATTTAAATGTAGTACCATTCCTTTTAAAAACTAAACAAATACTGTTTAAAGATAAATTATTAAAAAAGAAACTAGAAGAAGATTTAAAAGTTAAACTTTCAGATGATGATGAATTAAAAAGTATTATTAATATTGAAAATGAAACTTTTGAATTATCAAAATATAAAAATGGAAATAATATGATAAAAAAGAACTAAATTCTTTAAGCAAACTGATAAAACGGTTTGATAAAATATAAACTTAGATTAAAATAAAATTAAAGATTATGAAGAAAGAGTTATTAAATTATTTTAATAATGATGAGTTAGCTGCTAGTGTATGGCAGGGTAAATATAAATTAGAAGGTGAAGAAACACCTGATGATATGCATAAAAGATTAGCAAAGCAATTTGCTAGAATAGAAAGTAATTATATTTCAGGAGAATTATTAAATCCTGATAGAAAAAAAATTTTATCTGATTATGGACAAAATAGAGTTGAATTAACAGAAAATAGAATTTATAATCTATTTAAAGATTTTAAATATATAGTTCCCCAAGGTTCTATTATGTATGGGCTTGGTAGAGGCAATCCAGTATCTTTAAGTAATTGCTTTGTAATAGATTCAGCTAAAGATTCTTATGGAGGCATAATGCTTGCTGACCAAGAACAAGCTCAGTTAATGAAGAGACGTAAATAACCCACTGCGTCTTAAATTTGTGAATTGCTGGAAACTCTTAAAGCCAAATATACTACAACATAATCTGAAAAGATAAGTGTGAAAGTTTGAAAAATATTTGGATATTACAATTATATTTCGTATATTGTAATAATAGACAATCAGCAGCTAAAACTCGTAAAAATATGATTTATAAAGAAATTAAAGATTTTGAAAATTTATATAAAATTTCAGAATATGGAAAAGTAATTAGATTACCCAAAGAAGTAAATTCAGCTAGAAGTAGTACAGATAAAAGATTATTAAAAGAAAAAGTATTAATACCACAAATTAATAAAGATGGTTATTATTATACTCAATTAGTGAATAATAAAGGTGAAAGAAAGCACTTTTTTATACATCAATTAGTAGCAAAGACTTTTTTAGAAAATCCTAATAATTATCCTGTTATAAATCATAAAGATGAAAATAAAATTAATAATCATTATACCAATTTACAATGGTGTACTGTAAAATATAATAATCTTTATAATAATAGACAAGAAAAAATTAATAAAAAATTACAAAATGTATCTACTTGTAAACCAGTTTTACAATATGATAAAAATAATAATTTAATTAATGAATTCAAATCTATAAATGAAGCGTGTAGAAAAACAGGATTTAATAAATCACCTATTTCTATGTGCTGTAATAACAAAAAAGAATATTATAATAATTTTATTTGGAAATTTAAAGAGTGAAGTTCAACGACTATTCCGTAAGGAAGTACACCTAAGTAGGTGGAAGCGCAAATGACATTATATAAATAATGTTAAGATATAGTCTGATCTTATAGGAAACTATAAGCAGTTCTCAGTCGGAGAACGCATTTAGATTAACGACCTAAATGGAACATAAATAGGGTGGTGTAGGACATGATTTATCATTACTTAGACCCAAAGGTACAAAAGTAAATAATTCTGCAAAGAGCTCTACTGGAATGGCTTCATTTATGCATAGATTTAGTAATACAACTAGAGAAGTTGCACAAGATGGAAGAAGAGGAGCTTTAATGCTTTCTATTGATGTTAATCATCCTGATGTAATGGATTTTATTAAGATTAAAAGAGATGGTACTTCTGTGACAGGAGCTAATATTTCTATAAAACTTAATAATGAATTTATGAAGGCTGTAGAAAATGATGAAGATTATATTCTTAGATTTCCTTGTGATGTAAAAAATGAAGACATTCTTATAATGGAAGATTCTAAATATATTAGACAAATGCAGTATAATGTATTAGAAGAAATGACTTATCAAGAAAAATTTGACCATAAAAAAGGATATTTTAAGAAAATTAAAGCTAAAGAGTATTGGGATGAAATTATAAAGTCAGCAAGGAATTATGCTGAACCTGGACTTATGTATTGGGATAATGTAATTAATTATGACCCAGCAGGTGTATATGATAAATTTAAACCAATAAGTTCAAATCCTTGTGGAGAGCAATTTTTACAAGCTTATGATAGTTGTAGATTAATGGCAATGAATCTATTTAGTTTTGTAGATAATCCATTTACAGATAATGCTAAAATAGATTATAAAAAGTTATATGAAATATCTTATGAGCAACAAAGATTAGCAGATGATTTAGTTGACTTAGAAATTGAATACATTGATAGAATTATTGATAAAATTAAAAATGATGAAGAAGAAGATCATATTAAAGAAGTTGAAATAAATCTATGGAAAAAGATACAAAATACTGCTAAAAAAGGTAGAAGAACTGGTTGTGGTATTACTGCATTAGCAGATATGTTAGCAGCATTAAATCTTAAATACGATTCTGATAAAGGGTTGGAAGTTATTGAAAAAGTAATGTCTACTAAAATGGAAGCTGAGTTAGACTGTAATATTGACTTAGCAATTCTTAGAGGAACATTTGACGAATGTAATTCAGGGCTAGAATTTGGTTTTGAAATAGATGATTATGGTAAAGCTTCTTATGGTAAAAATAAGTTTTACCAAATGCTATTAAATGAATTTCCAGAAAAAGTAGAAAGAATGTGTAGATATGGGAGAAGGTTAATCTCTTTTTCTACTATTGCTCCTACGGGAAGTGTTAGTATTCTCACACAAACAACTTCTGGTTGTGAGCCAATATTTCAACCATTCTATATGCGTAGGAAGAAAATTAACCCTAATGATGGAGAAAGCAGAGTTGATTTTGTAGATGAGTCTGGTGATAGTTGGCAAGAGTTTCCTGTATTACATCCTAAATTTAAAGAATGGATGGATAAAACATGGGATTATAATGAAATTATGTTTAATCAACTAAGTAAAGAAAATTTACAAAATGCATTTGAACAATCTCCTTGGTATGGTAGTACAGCTAATGATATTGATTGGCAACGCAGAAATGAAATTCAAGCTATATTACAAAAATATACCACAAATGCTATTTCTAGTACAATTAACTTACCTTCTACTGTAACTGAAAAAGAAGTATCTGATATTTACTTTAATGGGTGGAAACTAGGTTTAAAAGGTCAAACAGTATATGTTGATGGTAGTAGAAGTGGAGTATTAGTTTCAGATAGCAATGAAACAAGTGATTCTTTTGAATATAAAGACGCTCCTAAACGACCTAAAGTATTACCTGGAGAAGCACATGTTACTAAAATTAAAAATGTACCTTACACTGTTACAATTGGATTGTTAGATAATAAACCTTATGAAATTTTTATAACCCCATCTATTATAAAAGGAGAAGGTGTTATAATTAAACAAAAAAAAGGAGAATATGATTTTGTACAAGTTAATGATTCTAATAGTACTCATAGAGTATTAACAGATGATATGACTGATGAACAAGCTGCTATTACAAGATTAGTATCAACATCATTAAGACATGGTGCAGATATTAAATTTATAGTAGAACAATTAAATAAAACACCTGGAGATATGTTTGGTTTCACTAAAGGTTTAGCTAGAGTATTAAAAAAATATATACCAGAAGGAAGTAAATCTACTGTCAGTTGTATTGACTGTGGAAGTACTAATGTTATATTTGAAGAAGGATGTCATAAGTGTCTTTCTTGTGGAAGTTCTAAGTGTGGATAATTAATAATATAGGGATGGAGACAACGGAGAGTCACGCAGGTTCGAGTCCTGCCCATCTCTCTATTTAAAAAAATAATAATAAATGATAAAATTAATAGAATGTAATAAGAAAAGAAGTAGTCTTAGTGAAGGAAGAAATTTTGGTTTTGGATTTTCAATACTTAATAAAATTGGTAGAAATAAATATGAAGCTATAACACCATTTACTTGTTGTAAAGATTACTTTAATGATTTAGTATATGTAGAAAATACTAAAAAGAAGTTAGGTAAAATTTATGGTTTTAAACATGAACTCATGAATTTATTTGATAATAAAAATTATGCTTATTTAGGCGTAAGAGTTTTAGATTATAACAGTAAGGAAGGGGGTTGGAAAAAATTAGAAGAATGTAATGAATTATTATTTTCAAATTATCAAAATTTAATAGAAGTTATAAATAAATTTGAAAATTATACTATAAAATCTAAATCTAGAACTTGTTTGATTTCAAAAGATAATGATACTTTAATTTTAAGAATTCCTAAATATTGGATTAAAAATGGACCTTTAATAAGTTTATACACTTTATTTATAAGATGTTTTTTTAATATAAATTCTAAAGATTTAAATAAAAATATTAAAGATATTATAAATAATACTAAAACAACTTATATAAGTGATGATAATTATTTACTTAATAATATTAAATATTTTATAAATTTAAATAAAAAAGATATAAAATCTATTTATAATTATAAATATACTAATACATCTCCAAATACTATTCATAATGGAGGTATAAATAACTGGATTAATGATAAAAAAGATAAATTAAAAACTAAAACACAATGTTAATAATAGGAGATGTAGCTGTAAAAAATATAAATAAAGATAAAGATATAAAATCTATTGAAATAATATATACTGCTGAACAAGAAACATACATTTGTAATTTTTTAAATTTAAAAAATAAAAATAGAATTTCTAAATTTATAAATAAATATAAAAACAAAGATAATATATCTGTATATTTATATAATGCAACAGAAGAACAAAGTTTATTAAATATATTAAACTTATCATTTGCTAATAATTTTAAATTTAAAATAGCCTCTCCAATAACACTATATAAAATATTTAGATGTAAAACTTCATTTAGATATTATGATGTTCTTGAGTGGGAAAATAATATACAAGATTTATTATTTTTAGAAAATAAATATTTTAACAAATATGATAAAAAAGGATTAAACGATCAACTTATAAATTTAAGATTTGAAGCTTCTTTTTTAATGGATACATTTAAAAAAATTATTAATACTAAACCTACTGATAGCATAATCCATAATACAATATCTGATAAAAAATTAATAGATTTAATTAAAATAATTAAAATAGATGATAAACCTAATTATGAAAGATTAGCTATATTTGATGAAAATAATATTTTTAGACGTGGAGAATGGAATAGAATGTCTTATAATGTTAAATTAAATAGTATAATAGAAAAAGCTTATTGTGATTCTATTATTAATTATATTCATCCTGAATTTAAAGAATTTAAATATATATTTATGCCACCAATTAATTATTTCAAAAAGGCATTAATGGATTCATATAATAATATAGATGAAGTATATTATAAACATTTCATAAAAGATAATTATTATGATATAATAGGAAATTCTAAAGAAGATTTTTATAATAAATATAAAACTGCATACCAAAATGGGGAAATAGATTTATAAATCGCAACCAATATATAAGAGGGTACCCATTCCCTCTTATATTATATAATAAAAAAAGGGATAAAACAATTAAGTAATATCCCCTTTTTAAAGTAATTTTTTTTAGACCCCTCTATAAGCCTGTTCCCCAAGTGGAATTTTGATAATTAAATAAACCTTCATAAGTTTTTTGAAATTCTTTAACTACAGGTATAGTCTTTTTAATTCTCATAAAGTTTTTATTTTTACCTTTATGTTCACCAGCTTTATATTCATCATCCCAAGTCCAAGGTGAAAATACACTTTCAAATATACCTAAAGAATTTTGAATTAAACGAGCTGAAGGTATAGGAGATCTCATCATTTTAAATGATTCAGATACACTTCTATATTGTGATAACTCTGTATCTAATCTTCTTAATTGATAAGCTAAGAAATATAAAAATTCATCATCTTCTCCATCAGCCATACCTGATACTAATGCTACAGCTAAAGGTAACATTACAGATGTCATAACTAATTCAATAACACTTTTTCTTATATTATATCGTTCATAATCAGATAAATCATTCCAATTAGATTTAGATAATATATAATATTGTTTATTTTGTATAGCTGTAGAAATATATCTAATTAAACTTACATATGCACCTTCTTCATATTCTTGTAAAGCATAACTATATCTTTTTTCATCTTCTGATAAATTTTCTTTCTTTTTATATGAATATTCTAAACCTCTTAATCTAGCAGTACCCATAGGAATTAAATAACGTCTATATAACATTGCTAATTTACCATACCAATGTCTCATTATTTCTGGTTGATCTGTTTCAGTATAGTTACCTACTAAATCATATAATTTTTTTCTAACTAGACTGGATAATTGTGTAAATCCTCCATTATCCATTTCAGACATTCTAGAATGTGTAGTGTATACTACTCTTTTATCTAATTCTAATATACCAGTATCTTCATCTTTTTTAAGCATATCTAATATAGATGCAGCTTCTTTTCTAGTATTAACTACTTTACCTTCTTTATTTATAAGTTTATTATCTGCATTAAATACTTTAATTTTATCTAATACAGCCATAGCTATTACAGATTGCATCCAATGTTCTCCAGATTGATGTAAAACCTGTAATGATTCTATATTCATACCTTTTTTTAATAAATCTGTTTGTATAAAATTAGTATTAGCCAATCTAAGAGTACCTTGCGTATCAAACATTTCATGTAATTGATTAACAAAAGATATATTAACAGGTCTAGTTACATCACTAAATATATTCATCATATCTTTAGTGTATATAGCATTAGCTTTAGCTATTCCTTCTTTATCTAAAAACCTACCTTTTATTAATCCCTCTATAAACATTTGAGCATTAGCATTTATAACGTTAGCAGCTCCAGAAGCTACGTTTAAAGATAAATCTAAAAATGCAGAAGAACTATTTATAAATTTAACAGCTTTATTAACATCTACTGTGCCAAGTTTAACATTATTTTTATTCATCATGTCATATAACTTAGCTTCAATCATATTCTCTACCATTTTAAGAGTTTGAGAAGTTGAGCCATCTATAGTATTAAGTTTTTTACTACTTTGTTTCATTTGCTTGGTAGTACCTTCTTTTTTATAATATTCTTTATTTTTAGCAATTTCTAACATTGCATTAATTTCCATTTCAGCTTCTCTTCTTACTTTAAATATAGTACCATTTTCATGTTCTAATCTATAAACATTAAATAAATCATAAGATTGATTTGTGTAATCAAAATTACCAGAATTATCTCTATAATAAATTTTTAATCTATTAATTCTTTTGTTATCAATATCTGTTTCAATAATATTATAACCTATATCATCAGGTCTAATGCTAGTAAAATATTCTTTTTTATCTTTAATTATACCTTTAGTATCTGCTGTTAATAATCTTTCAGTATCAGTTTTAGTTATCTTAGGTAATTCATAAAATATAGTACCAAATTGATATTTTAGTAAAGAATTTGTACCCTTTGCAAAAGTTTCTTTTTTAGTATATTCAGTTATTTTTTTAAATGTATCTAATACTTCTTTTTCAATAGGTGTAAGATTGCTAATATCATTTAACCATTTATCTTTAGGAGTTCTATGATTATTTTCATCTATATTAGTATTATCTCTTAATATTTTATCTATAGCTTCTTGATGTTCTTTTTTATGTTTTTTTATTTCTTTTTTCTTATTAAAATAAGCTTGAGAGTTAATATCTTTAATTTGAACTAATTCTTGCATTTTTTCATCATGTTCTGTTCTATAAGTTTTTCTCATTTCTTCCAACTTTAAAACAACATTGAAATAAAATTCTGATTTATAATCACCTTTTAATAATGGCATACCTGTTTTAGGATCAATATCTATAATATTTTCAAATAGCTTCTTAACATTACTAGTACCTTTTTCCTTAGCTAATTTACTATATAAATCCTGAAGTTCCATATACATAATTCTTTCAATAGTATTTTTATCATGTTGCAATTGAGTTAACATAACATTTAGAATTTGAATTAATGGAGAACTAACATTTAAAGATGTCTGTATATACACATCTACTGCATATATATCAAAACTTACACCTTCAACTAATTTTTTAACTTCTAAATCTAACTTCTTTTGAAGTTCTGGTTTATTTTCATGTATTTTTCTTTGAATCCAAGAATCTTTATCTTCAATTATTTTAGAGTTTCTATGTTCTTTTTCTAATTCTAATCTATAATCTGTAATTATATTAGGAAAATATTTAAAATCATTAAGTTTAAATATCATTCCTTTTTTAAGAATAGCATACATTTGATCTTTTAAATTAGAGAAATTACCAATAGATGATGTAATCATAAGTTGTAAATCATCTAATTCTTTATCAGTAATTAATTCTTTACTAGTATTATCCTGTTTAAGTTCTGCAACTACTTGATTCATTTGTTTAACAACTGAAAATGTAGTTAAATAATTATTATAAACTCTAAATATGTTTAAAGCAGTCTCTTCATCTTTAATATCAATATCTGTAATAAATTTTTTAATATATTCAAGACTACCTTTCATTCTATTAGAAAATATAACTAATGCTTCTACTTTATTAGATTCTCTATATATTCTTACATTTTCTAATAATTCTTCTAAGTTTTTAATATACTCATTAAATTGAGCTTCTTTCTTTTTATTTTTTATATTAACATTTATATCTCTTTGTATAGTAAGATTTCTAATATTTTCTGTAAGGTTCTGCTCTATTTTAGAAATAGTATTATCTAATTTACCTTCTATAGTAGTTAAATCTGTATAAGCATCTGTTTCATTATGTAAAGGATTCTTTATTTCAAATATAGAGCTATTTTCTCCTGCAAACTGTTCAGTAGTTGATATATTTACTATCTCTTTTATTAAAGAATCAAATTTAGAAGTTTTAGACAACCCAAATATTCTTCTTATAGCATTTATAAACTTATTCCAAAAACCTTTTGTTTCAGCGTTATCTAATGATTTAAGATGATTTTGAAATTTAGGGTTACTATAAGCTTCTGCTATAAATTCTAATGGATCATTAAATCCATAAGCTTGTTTATTATCTGTTCTATCTATATATGAATTATAAGCTTCATCTATAAATTCTTTAAACATTTTTTGTTCAATAGTTTGAGGATTAAGATAAGCATTTACACTAATACTATGTGTTACTTCATGTATAAACCCTTGTACTGCAAACTTAGTACTAGCAGTTCTTATTTTATTTAATGACACTTCTAT